AAGTCCACCTTCCCATACCCATTCTTTACCTTCCATAATTCCCTCAACAAATGCATCGGGAGCAGAAGGATCAGCAACGATATCAGCAGCAGTTGCTAACATGAAGTCGTCACCGACAATATTAACACCCTCACGGGTCTGCTTTAATGAACCAATACCACGAGATGAAACACCAAGTTTTACTCCTTCTTCTACGAGGTTTGCAGCAATTTTGCCCATCGGAGTTCCAAGGATCTTTGCTTTACCAATGAAGTTAGATCCACTCTCTTTCAATGATACAATTTTGTGTGAAACTCTATCAAGGTTTACAGTAGGACCATCGGGATGTCCAAGTTCACCGAGTGCTCTACCAGCTTTAACATGTGCTTCGTTATAACGATTAACTTCTCTACGGAGAGTTTCCATAGGGTACATACGACCATTACGGTTTTTGATTTCTCCTTGAAGGAAAACACCTTCAATATAAAGAGACTTCTTACCGCTCTTGGTGGTTTCAACCAAGAATTTTACTGATTCGATTTCTTCTCTAATGAGTTTCATCATACTCCTCCTGTTTGTTGAACTTGCTGGACATAAAGAGTTCCGCTACCAAGTCCAAGAGCCGCAACTCTGAACGTTCTTCTCAGTTCTGCAAAACTTCCAAGACCATCTCTTGTTTGGTCTGGAGCGCCTGAAGAAGAGTCATGAAATAATTCAACTTTAGTTTGATATGGTTCTACAACCGTTTGAGTGATTCCCTTAACCAGAGCATTTGAAATGTCGTAGTCGGACTGACCAGTTACAGTCAGCGAAATGGAATCACCTGCAACAAAAGGTGACCCAATAATCCCCTCTGGGAACGAGACAGTTGTAGTTGATCCAGTTTCAATACCAACAACCTGTTGGGCATCGACGCGGCCAACAGAGAGAGTCTCTGGTTCACCTTCATGAACAAAGAAATTTGCTGGAGTCGCGATTGGATTTGTACCACCAATCGTAACGTGAGCACTCTTAGTTAAAGCAACAACTCTAATATAAGCACTCTGCTGAGTGAATGTTGAAGAAGTTGCCGTAGTAGTGCTAATTGTTATGGCAGTACAAATGCCAACCGGTTTAAAAGCCATTATCCTTTAGGTCATTTTAGTAATTATTTATTATTTATTATCTATTCTTCGTCTTCTGAAGAAATTTCTTCTTCATCTGGTTCATCTTCTAGTTCAGTTTCATCACCGAACATAGATTGTGATGCTACGGGACGAAAAGCATCAATTCTTTCTGCAGACTTACCAAATAAGATATCTTTAATCTTATCGCTAATATCTGCTGGAGACTCATCCGATGAAATCGCATCAATTAATTCATCCATTTAGTTATATTAATATAGAACTATGGGTATTTATATTTCTCCACCATTAGGAATTTCTGGGGCCTCTGCTGGAGAACCATCAATATCTGGTTCTACTTGAGGTTTTCCAAGATCAGTGCTTGCGCCAGTATCTAATGGAACACCAGTTTCGGGATCGATTGGAGCATTGGGGTCAGGAATTACACCTGTTGAAATTTCTTTCTTGATCAGTGCATCCTGCTCAATAATTTCTTCGTCAGTCTGACGCAAAATCTGACGACGAACATAATCTTGAGAATAGTACTTGCCAATATAAGGTTCAGCAGCCTGCAAACTATTCAGTCTCTCATTGAGAAGTTCTGAATCTTTTAGTTCTGAGAAGTGATTATCATACAAGAAGTCATATTGGATATGCTCCGACATGATTTCCCAATCTTCTGGAGTACAAATATTCTTCAAAATAAGTTGAGTTTTCAACATATCATTGAACATTCCAGAGAATCTTTTTCTCAAACGTCCAACAAACTTGGTAAATTTCAATTCATCTCTCAGAATTTCTGAGGACCTACCGAGATTAAATCCACCTTCGCCATCCATGCGAGATGGTGGCACGTTAAGGGATCTGTAAAGTTTTTTCTTAAAATACTCAATGTCTGTGATTTCTCCAAGGTTTTGTCCTCCTGGAAGAGTAGTAATTTCAGTACCACGTCCTCCCTCTCTTCTAGGTAACCAAAAATCCTCAAGCATTGACATGTATTTCTTGTCATCACGAATTTCTCCTGTAGATGCATCGTATACAAGTTTGTTACGATATCTCGTCATAACGTCACGCAAATATTGCTCTGCCTTGACTTTTGGAAGATTGCCAACGTCAATATAGAAAATTCTACGTTCTGGTGCCCTACTTAAACGATAGATAACCAGTGAATCCTCAATCATACGGAGTTGATTGAGTGATTTAATTGCTTTGTGAAGGTATGAAAGAACCGTTCCTTTGTTTCTATCTACAAGACCGGATGTACAATAGGTGATGGAATCTTTTGACATTTTAATTCCCTTATTACCACCAGTCATTGCGCTGGGGCTTCCAGTTGGGTATGATGCCTTTGGTTGATATACAAAATACTCTTCAATCTGAGGGAACTCATATTCCATCGGATTATCGGTATTAATATTAGCAAGGCGGAGTTTATCCTCTGCTTTTTGCTTTTGCTGTCTTACATAACGCATCTTCATTGCGTCAATATAACGTAATTCTTGAATTCCCTCTTGGGGATTCTTCATATCAATGACTTTATGATAGTAAAGTCTTCCGTCAATGTACCAATTTCTGTAGATTTCGTGTGCTTTTTTATCAAAATCCAATAAACTGAGGATATATTTAAACTCTTTTCTAATTTTATCTTTGATACCATCACTGGCATTAAGATTAGAGAGTTCGATTTCTACAGGTGTATCGTTTGTGTCGGAAACAACTGCTTCATTTACAATATCTTCAATGGCACTATCTGCTTCAGGATGCAGAGCCATTTCACGATAACGTTTGATTAAATCAGACTCTGTTCTAAATACACCTTCAATATCAACATATGAACCAAAAAAACCACTAGTAAGATAGTGGTCAACCCCGTCCTCGTTATTCTGAGGAACGGGGGAGACTACTCCTTTACTTTGTGGTTCGTTGTCCTCAATTGAGAACCCAAATAATTTGGACGACATTATTACTAGTTGAACTAATCTCTATTATTTAGTTGATCAGTTTTCACCAGTCATTGGAGACCAATATTGAACTTGGAATTCGATAGTAAATTCCTCAATGGTGTCTGCAGAATCGTAAGAAAGATCAATTGCAGAGATGTTAGTTGGGAAGATGCTATAAAACTTATACTGTTTAATAACATCCATACCATTACCTTCAACTCCAGAAAGATTTGAAGATGCTCTGCTGAATTGCTTAACAACTGCATCGATTTGGTAGTCGGCAGGATCGGTAGCACCAGATCCATCGCTATACTGACCAATAGACTGCATCCATGCTTCCATGGAGGTACGAATTTTGAAGTTAATGTCATTAATGACCGTGACGGTCCAGGTATCAAATGTGCGGTCTCCAGCAACCTTGAATGTTCTACCTCTGAAGGGAACATCAATTGAAGCGATGTTAGATGCAGGCAACTGAGCTGCCTTGCAGAGAATTGAGAAATCCTCTGCATCGTAATCTCCCGAACCTGGGAACTCACTAGTAAGAACGACCTCAAATAGATTGGGGCGTGCGCCGCCCCCAATGAGGGTTGATTTGAAATCCTGAATAGAGTGTGGCATTTTTTAATTCTCCGTTTAGTTATTTATTGCCAATGTATCAAACTGTACCAGCAACTTCTTCAAAACTGATGCCAGTTCTGGTTGCAACAAACGTCAGAGTGACGTAGTTGATAGACTTAGTTGGCTTCAGGAAGATGTCTGCTCTAAATTCATTGTTGTCAATAACATCAGGAGTATTGTTTGAAGAATCGCAAACAACCAGGAATCCGTAGAGTCCTCTCTTTGCCTGAACATCACGGAGATAAGGTTCAACAATGTTCTTGAAGTTTGCTCTTGTCAACTCATCGTTGAGTTCAAAGAGTTGTGCTTCTGCTGCTCTTTCAAGTGCTTGCTCTACTGTCAAGAATAGGCGGCGAACATTAATTCTATCGAATGCGGATGCATATCCAAGAGCAGTCTTGTCTCCGAAGAGGATAGTTCCGATACCAGGTTTGGAAACAACAGGATTGATTCTTGCCTGATAGAGACGATCTCTTTGTGCCTTGTTTGGGTTATAAACAAGTTTAACAGCGTTATTGATGATTCCTCTCTGCTGACCAGCAGGTGAGAACCAAGGATACGCAACAACTGCAGTGCGAGTCATCAGACCAGCAACGTCAGCGTTGGTTGGAATATAACGGAATGTGCCATTAAAGCGGTCATAAGTATACTTATAACCAGAATCAAAGATACCGTAGGAAGAACTTGAGATGGTGCTGAAGTACTTGACCAGGTTAGTGGTCTGCGTTTCAGTGTTGTTTTGTCCAACCAGACTTCCTCTGTGAGGACCAACAACTGCAACACAATCCTTTCTTTGGTTTGCAATGGAAATAAGGTAGTTTGCTTTTGCTTGTGATTCAAACTCTTCGATGCAACCAGGACCCATGATCAGGTAATCTGCTTCTACTTCGTCCTTATTGGAGAAGAGACCGTAAGAAGTAATCAAACTACCCAGTTCTGCCTTCATACCTTTATCGACTGAGTAGTCAACACCGCCACCAAGGGAGTATCCTACGTTACCGATTGCATTGAAGGTAACATCTTGTGCATCCAGACCCCAGAGACCATCGCTAGTCGTAACTGCAGTGTAGTCAGTTGAGAAACCAGTTGCTCTTGGGTTTGTTCCGTGATAAGAATCTGCAGCAGAACCAGGGTTGCTACCTGCGTAGACATACTCGGAGAATTCTGCAACGTATCCTTCGTACCAGATCTTGGTTGGGGAGTTAACGTTAGAAATTGCGTCCTTAGCCTTGGAGAGACTTACGTGCTTCTCAAGGAGTGAACCAGGAGTTCCAGAGATCGTTCCGAGATCATCAACAACTGCAACGTGGATGGCGTCACCTTCGCCGTTTCTGTTAGTAGCGTATACGTTAGAGACAGGTCTTGGAGCAATTGACTTCCAGAACAGAGTGGTACTGTCAAGTGCCAGGGTCTGCTGATCATACCAGTCAACTGCAGTTGCAGGTGAAGTTCCAGAACCAGCGCCGAATGCGCCAGTGTTGATACCAGCGTTGTTGACAAAGAATACAGTGTCAGAGGTGTCGAAGGACTGTACAGTATTTCCTTCTGCATAGTTGATCTTAGTTTCAGTTCCTAATCCAGAAACTCTTGATACAACCTTAACATCGATGGTCGATGCACTATTAGTAGCATCGGTTGAAACTCCAGTGATGATACCCTTCAAGTAACCATCAAATGCTGAAGTTGAACCAGAACCAGCAATGACTTGACCAACCAGCGAAGCGGTAACACCAAAACCAATCGTAGCACCAGCGGTGCTCAGGTTAGTGGTCGTAATACCAATAACTTGGTCTGCTGCATCGTCGATGACACAAACTCTAAGTCCGTTACCCCAAGTTCCAGGGTTCTTTGCTGCCCAGGTGTAATCGGTGTCTTCGCCGTCAGCGTGGTTCTCAAGATAGTCGTCGTAGTTGTTGATCTTAAGGGTCGTGGTTGAAGCAATGCCTACACCAGCGTTGGCGTTGATCATCTTGGCATCGTCTGTGGAGCCAGTTCTTACGACTTTAAGGACTCCACCATATGAGAGGAAAGATGAGGCACTCATCCAATACTCATATTGGGTATCAGTTGATAGTGGCTTACCGAAAGTATCGATAAGTTCTTGTTCTGTGGCAATATTCGTTGCTTCATCGACAGGACCGATAGAAAAAGGTCCAGCAATGCAACCGATATTATCAAGAACGTTATCAGCTCTTCCTACGGTTAAGTCAACTTCCCTGATTAATACACCAGGAGATAATTGAGGAGTCGCCATGTTTCTCTCCGTTTGAATCTCAGTTTATCTGAAAATATTTATCAAAATGGGTCTTTTGACAGGGGAAACGTGACGTGAATACTATGGGGAGATATTGCTTTTTTCCCCTAAATAGATTATACTAATAAAAAACAATGAAAACTTGTAAGAACTGTGGTAAAGAAAAATCTCTAACTGAATTCTATGTGAAAAATAAAGTGGGGAATAAAAATAGATATGCTCCTACCTGTAAACCTTGTGAGTTAAAAGTAAGGAGAGAAAGGCATCAATCAATGGGTCCAAGTTACAGGACCAGAATGAAGTGCGGAATGAGTGAAGGTGATTATAACACACTTTTAGTAGAAAGTCAAGGAAAGTGTAATATCTGTGGTGCCCCATTTAAGGGAAAAGAACCATTTTTAGACCACTGCCACACCACAATGAAAGGGAGGGGATTGTTATGTAATGATTGTAATTCTGCTATTGGTTTTTCCAAAGACAATATACAAACATTAGAAAGTATGATTAAGTATCTCCAACAGCACCAGTGAACTACCAGTCGGGATATATCCAATCATTTTTACATTTTTTGTTCTGCAGTATCCTCTCTATAGTACAATCTTTGCATTCATAAGAATATGATGATGCAACTGGACCTCTATTCTTTCTAGTCCTGTAAAAATCTTCTACTAAATTTTTTATTTCTCCACAAACTCTACACTTCCTATCCTGTAAAAGTAGATGGCCTAGTTTTAGTTGTCCATCTAAATCATCTAGATCCATTCAATACTTCCACATATAATCCATACCACCAGCACTCTCTCCATATTCAGATGTATTAAACCATCTGTCACCATCATCATCGATAAAACTTTCTTCTCCCAGTCCGTCGTCCATAAAACCAAATGGAGCCATGTCTTGCTCAATCTGATTCTTCTGCTCTTCATATAATCTCTTACGAATATCCTGATCAGTCAGTTCTTTGAAGTAATCTTGTGCTACCAACCAGGCATAGATAACCAAACACATTGCAAGGTCATCATTGCAACCCTCTTCTGCCTCAAATGAATTATGCTTTGAGATAAATGTAGTCAGTTCGGAGATAATTTCATAGTCATTGAAGATAAGTTTATCTTCTTCAATCATCGTCTTGAGATTAAGAGATCCAACCTTCTTCACAGTCTTAGACATCTTCACGCCCAACTGTGTTTTCTTACCAGAGAATCCCTGCCCTACAATCTGCCCTGCTCTACCTCTCATAGAACACATCAACAGATTTTGATATTCGAGATCATACTGAAGAATACTTGCAACTTGATCTCCGATATCATTCACTTCACATAAGATGAATGCACTATTATAACTTTTTGCCACCTCATAGATAATATTAGGAAACAGCATAGGTTTTATATCATTGTTTCTATATTTGGCCACGATTCTATGAGGGAACTGTGTTATATCAGCAACGACAAATGCGGAATAGTCTTCTCCAACTCCTCTTGCAACATCAACTGTCATTACATAGTCATGATCTTCTATTGAAGGCTCATATACATCTAGTCCAGCATTTCTTGTTTTTGGATTGTCGTATACTAGAGTCCTCAATTTACTTGGATTTATAAGAGTATCAACGGATCCTAGGAATTCGCATTCAAACTCAACTTTAAACTGTGCTTCTGATGTGTTAGCAATTGTTTGCCCTTTCCACACATCGTCTCTACCGGGGACTTCTGACCAGTGAACGTCCGTGGGAATATAATCATTCTTTCCCCTTTCTGCATCATGCCATAAACGATAGAAGTGATTCATACCGTGAGGCGTTGATACAATAATTACTTTGGTGTTTTGACCAGAAGTAATAGTAGGATAAACAGATGCAAAAAAGGAGTCTGCAACATGGTTTGGAACGAATGCGAATTCGTCGAGGAAGAGAATGTTAAACGACATGCCTCGGACAGCACTTGCAGACGTAGAAGCTGCCAATATCTTACTGCCATTCTCTAACTCCAGAGATCCCTTGTTCCATGCAATAATACCTTGCTGCATCCATTTGGGCAAGTTCTCGTAAGCAGTCTGTAACCTACTGAGGAGTTCTCTAGCAGTTGCCGCCTTGTTTGCCAAGATACCAATATTTACACTATCATTAAAGACAGCGTAATGTAACAGATAAGATACCACAGTGGTAGACTTACCAGTCTGTCGTGGCATCTTACAGATGTTGAATCTATTCTCATGGAAGTTATTGATTAACTTCTCTTGAAAATGATAAGGATGGAATTGAGTAAGACCTTCATCAAGAGAAACAATTTTAATATAATTGTTTGCAAAATAAACCGGATCTTCTTTACACTTAAGGAATTCTCGGATATTTTCTTCCGTGAATTCGATAGCAGTATTTGCTTTCTTAAGGTTTGGGTTTCCCAAATAGAC